GCTAAATTAAAAAAAGCATCTAAAGCACATGCAGGACAAGCAAAAGCACTTGAAAAAGTTGTTAAGAAAAAAGGCGGTGGATTGATGGATTACTATAAGGATATTTTATAATGGCTACATCAGGAACTACAGGATTTGATTTAAATATAGATGACATTATACAAGAGGCATATGAGAGATGTTCGATAACGACTAACTCGGGATACGATTTAAAATCTGCAAGAAGATCATTAAATTTATTATTTGCTGAATGGGGCAATAGAGGTATTCACTTATGGAAAGTTGAACAAGATGAAAATGCTTTGGTAGCAGGACAGGCTTCTTATACAGTTTCATCAGATGTAAACGATGTGCTTGAAGCATTTATATCTTCTACAGCTGCTGCATCTAACACTTCAAACACTCAAGATATATCATTAACAAAGATAGATAGATCTGCATATGCAGCTATACCTAATAAATTTGAAACAGGTACACCCTCACAATACTATGTGGATAGACAAACTACACCTGTCATAAATTTATATCAAACACCAGATTTAAGCACATATACAGTATTGAAATATTTTGTAATAAAAAGAATAGAAGATGCTGGAGCTTATACAGATCAAGCAGATGTTGCATACAGATTTTTACCATGCATGTGTGCAGGTTTAGCATATTACTTATCTATGAAAAAAAATCCTCAGCTAGTGCAACAAAATAAAATGATTTACGAAGATGAATTAAAAAGAGCGTTAGATGAAGATGGTCAAAGAGCATCAACATTTATTACACCACAAAACTTTTACCCAACGAGTATTTAATATGCCATCATTATTTGCAAATCCATTAGCACAAAAAGTATTTTCATATCTTATAAAAAAAGCAGGATTTGAAGCTAGAGATGCCATTGGTTTAGTTTCACAAAAAATGAATGATAACCAAGCTTTAATTAAATTAATGAAACAGTATGGCTACAAACCAAAAAAAGTTACTACAACAAAAAAAACAACAGTTGAAAAACCAATTGGTGCTGGAGGTAAAGAATAATGTCTAAATTTGCAACAGGAAAATATGCTAAAGCGATATCTGACAGATCTGGTATGGAGTTTCCATACAGTGAAATGGTCAGAGAATGGAATGGATCATTAGTACACTATACTGAATTTGAACCCAAACAACCACAGATTAGAAGAAGAAGAACTGTTGCGGACGCTATAGCGATACAAAATGCAAGACCAATGAAGTTTCAACAACCTGCTCAAAAATTTAATAATGATATTACAATTTCTGATTCAGGAGGAACTCAAGTGCAGGTGATAAATTTAACATTACCAGGAATATTTGGATTTGGTGTTTTTTCGCAAGATTTTACTGGTAATGGAATAACCACATCTATCTCATCAATGGTGCCTGATGATGGATCAAAACAAAATAGACAAAGACAATTAAGTGCCACTATTGGCAACATAACAGTGAGTATAACATAATGGCTATCACACACGCTAATTTTCTAACACAAGTAAGAAACTACACTGAGGTAGGTAGCACTGTATTAAGTGATACATTAATCGATCAGTTTATTAGGCACGTAGAGACAGACATTGCAGGCAGAGTTGATTACGATGATTTAAGAAAATACGCTACATCAACCTTTACTGCGGGCAATAGAGCTGTATCATTACCTGGAGATTTAATTATTATGAGATCTGTAGAGCATATTGACTCTGGAGGTAATAGAACATTTTTAGAAAAAAAAGACACTAGTTTTATATCAGAATTTAATAGTACTGGAAAACAAGGCACTCCTAAATATTTTGCAAATTTTGATGATTTTAATATAATAGTAGCACCTACACCAGCTGCTGCTGATACGGTTCAAATTAATTATATTCAAGATCCACCTCATTTCGATTCTTCAACAAACACTTTTATTTCAACGTATCAAGAAGCTATGTTATTGCATGGTGTTTTAGCTGAGTGTTTTAGATTTTTAAAGGGTCCAGACAACCTATACAACTTATATAATTCAAAGTATAATGAAGAAATACAAAATTTTGCTCTACAACAAATGGGCAGAAGAAGACGTGCGGAGTATGATGATGGTGTTCCAAGAATAAAAATACCTTCTGAATCTCCAAACACAACTTATTAATAAGGAGAAAATATGGCTATAACAACAAATGCAATCTGTAATTCTTTTAAAAAAGAATTATTAGAAGGTGCACATAAATTTCAAGCTGCACCAAACGGAAGTACTTACAAACTTGCAATGTTCACAAACGGAGCTACTTTAGGAAAATCAACAACAGGTTATGCAACAAACCCTGGTGGCGGATCAAATACAGAAGTGACCTCACCATCGGGTTATACTGCTGGTGGTAAAGCATTAGTTAACGTAGGAACGTCAGTAGCAACTGACACTGCTATTACTGATTTTCAAGATTTATCTTTCGTTGGAGTAACATTAACGGCAAGAGGTGCACTAATTTATAATACAACTACGTCAGGTGGAACAGGCACTACTGATGCAGTTGCAGTTTTAGATTTTGGTGGAGATAAAACAGCAACATCAGGAACTTTTACTATTCAGTTCCCAGCTTTTACTACCTCTGCTGCTATTCTTAGAATTGCGTAAGGTTTATGAATGTCAAATACTTGGGGTGCACTAAGCTGGAATCAAGGTAATTGGGCTGGACAAGGAGATATAACAGCTCAACCAACTGGCTTAGCTACACTCCTAAGTATTGGAGCAACTAATCAAGTCCCTAGTAATGGTTGGGGTAGAAATACCTGGAATGATAATGCTGGTTGGGGGATCGCAGGAACTCTTCAAGCAGTTGGATCAACTGCAACTTTATCCGTTGGTCAAGTTGATGCTGATGGTATAAAAGAAATTGGATGGGGTGGTGATGCATGGAATATAAATGCATGGGGACAATTACAACCATTTGAACAAGTCACTGGTCAATCTGCAACGACATCTATTGGTAGTGTAGTAGCCTCAATAAGTTTTACTGCTGAAGTAGGTGGATTATCTTTAACAACAACAAACGCAGGAGTTGTTGCAGGAATATCACAATTAATTTTACCTACAGGACAGTCTCTTCAGTCCTTTATAGGGACGGAAGTAATAAATATAGGTGTTCCGGTTACAGGGGTATCCGCTTCTACTTCTGTTGGTGCATCCACAGTAGATCCAACTTTCTTAATAGGTGAAGGTTGGGGTAGAGATACATACGGAAATCAAGCTTGGGGAGTAAACTACTCAGCTAAAAATAACACTGGATTATCTTTATCTTCTTCAATTGGATCTGAATCAGTTACGATTGATGTATCTGTATCAGTGACAGGACAATCTTTATCTACGACTTTTGGAACTTTCTCAGTAAAAGTAGATCAAGATTTATCTATTACAGTGGCTGAGCACACAATGAACCTTTCTTTAGGTTCTACTTCACTATCACAAACAACAACAGAAACAGTATCTGGTCAGTCAATGACAAGTTCAACAGGAACTGTGGCTGCTGGATTATTCTTAGATGTGCCTGTAACTGGCATATCAATGACTTCTTCTCTAGGAAGCTTTAGTTTAACACAAACAACAAACGAGTCTCTGACAGGTCAGTCCATGGCTCTATCATTAGGAAGTATTGCATCTCTTCCTCAAGTATTAGTTGGTGTTACAGGGCTTTCTTTAACAACAGCTATGGGTGAAGAATCTACGGTTGGTAACGCTTTAGTGGTTCCTACGGGTCAATCATTAACATCATCTACAAATGACGTAAATGTAACCCCATGGCAAGAAATTGATTTAGGGGTTAATAATACATGGAAAGATGCTGCTTAGGCACAGGGTTGATTTAATTTATGGTATTAAGTAAAATAACAAATTATAGGAGATAAAAATTATGGCTTCCAGTTTTTCGTCAGATCTAAAACTTGAACTAATGGCTACCGGGGAAAATGCCGGTACATGGGGTGATAAAACAAATACCAATCTTAACTTAGTTCAACAAGCTATAGCAGGTTATCAAGCTATTGATGTTGCATCAGCAGATGTAACTTTAGCGATGACTGATGCTACAATTTCAAATGCAAGAAATGCAACTTTAAAATTAACAGGTACATTAGCTGCTAACAGAACAGTAACTTTACCAGATAGTATTGAGAAAGTTTTTAACGTAGTTGATGGAACTGATCATGCAGGTTTTACACTTACTTTTAAAACTGCATCTGGAACTGGTGTGCTTTTATGTGAAGGTAATTGTTATGTTTTATATTCAGATGGAACAAATATTGAAAAAGCAAATGAATATAGAAAATGGAGAACATTAACTGCTGCTGAAACTATACAAGCTGGAGCAAAACTTTTTATAGATACAACAGGTGGAGCGTTTACCGTAACACTACCAGCGTCACCTGCTGTTGGTGACGAAGTTCACTTTATAGATTCAAGATTTAATTTTGATACTGCTGCATTGACTGTAGGTAGAAACAGTTCTAAAATAGCCAATGCAACATCAGATTTAGTTGTAAACACAGAGGGTGCAGGTTTTGGATTAGTTTTTTCTGGTTCAAATATAGGCTGGACTTACATGGAGAAATAATATGTCAAATTACGAAGCAACAAGATACGATTTTTCTGGAGCAAATCTTACTGGTATCGAAGGTATACCAACAGCAACTATTGTTCCGTGGACATCATCTTCTTTACCAAGTGGATTTTTAGAGTGTAATGGAGCAGCTGTTTCAAGATCAACTTATTCTGCATTATTTGCAATTGTAGGTACAACTTATGGGTCAGGAGATGGTTCATCAACTTTTAACGTACCAAATTTAGCGGATAATGTAGCTGTTTCTAAATCACCTAATAAAGCATTAGGGTCAACTGGAGGAGCAAACACAGTTCAATCAACAGGAAATGTTGCTGGTAATGCTGCATCACACACATTGGCTACAAATGAATTAGCATCTCACTCGCACACGGGTGGAGCTACAGATGGTGGCCCAGCTCCAGGAGGAAACCCAGCTAACCCAGCAAGACAGTTCAACCCTTCTTCAACAGGAAACACTGGAGGCGGTGGTGGACATACACACAATTTAAGTGCAACTTTTACAGGAGATTCTACTTCAGTTTTACAACCTTATTTAACTGTAGTATATATTATTAAAACATAGGAGAATTATGAGTACACATTCTAATTGGACAGTAGTTTTTGAAGACAAAATGGTGATTAACCACAGTGTAAAAAATAATTCTGGTTATGGAACTGCATACATAATTGAAGATGATTCTTTTTGGGGACAAGATAAGTTTTCAAATGTATGGGCGATTCAATATCACGATGATAATTTAGATCATAACGACACTATAGAGTATCGTGACAACACTCCTCATGCTACTTGGAACAATGGTAACTTAGGAGATTTTCAAGACTTTATAACTAGGTGGGACGCTGCTCACTTAACTCAATTACAATCTGATTGGGATAGTAATAATCTTACAAATGAAGATGGTAGCAGTGCAGAGACAGAAGAAGAAAAAATTGCAAGACTAGGGCCAAGACCTACTTCATACACTTCGTAAATTCATCCAAGAAGTTAAGATATATTTTTCACCTGATAATGGTGGATTACCTCTATGAACATAAGGAAAACCTGAAGGCCAAATAACAATACGGCCCATTTTAGGTTTTACTCTTTTTGAGAAGTGTAAAAATTCTGTTTCACCCCCATCCTCTACGTCATTCAAATAAACTGAATAAGCAAATGCTCTAGGTTCACCTTTAGCTCCACGCATATGTTCTATGTGCCATTGATGATAACCTTCTTTTGGTAAAGTTTTTTGAACCTTTAATTGAGTAAAATGAAATTCTCCATGATCGTATGCAGCATCACCACCAGTTTCTTGTAGGTAATGATTAAAAGCTAAATTAAAATTTATCATTAAAGATTTTAAGTCCTCCCACCAAATGTCTAGATTACCTGAACCGGCAAAATATTGAACATCTTTTTTTTCTACGATACTAGCGTCTTCAAACTGTTTTCTACTTAATGTTTTCTTAAATTTATTTTCTCTTTCAAATAACCTAATTGCTTTATCACACTCTTGTTGAGTTATATAATTATCAAAAATACCAATAAAATTTTCTATTTTATATTGTTGTTTCATTTTTTTATTATTAACTTATTAATATCAGGTAGCCAAGCGTATTTTAAGGGAGAGTAGTCTAACATATATTTTAAATCATAAAGATTTTCCACAAGAACTTGTCCTGGAAAATTTAAGCTTGTATTTAATAATATGCCATCAGAAGCTTTTAGTAAATTGTAATAATTAACATTGTATTTTTTAGCCACAGTTTGAACTCTACTACTACCATCTATTGCACTAACATTAGGTAAATTAATTTTAGTTTGAAAAGCGTACATCATGTGTGGAGACTTTTTACCTTGCATATCAAAAAAAGAATTAGCTTCTTCATCAATAACACTTGGTGAAAAAGGTCTATACCATTCTCTGTTTTTTATTTTATTTATTTTTTCTATTGCATCTTTGTTAAAACAATTAATTAGTAAAGATCTATTACCTAATCCTCTTTGACCTTGTTCAGATCCTCCTTGAAATAATGCTACCGGATTGTCTTTTAATATTTGTGCGACTTTGTTTTCATTACTATCTATTATATCAAAATCTTTAAATATACTTATTTGTTGATAATTAGGTTTAGGGCCAAGATATACAGTATTTAATTTTTCTAATGTGCCTTTTAAAAAATAATTTAAAACACCCAATGAGATACCAGAATCTGTGCATAAAGGGTCTATGTTAAAATTTTTGTACTTTAAAAATTTAGAATTAGCTAAAATGTTTTGGGCAACGCCTCCTGAGTAATTAATATTTTCTTTTGGCATTATACTTAAAATGTCCTCCTCTGTTTGTTTTTGTAAGGAGTACAAAAAATCTTGACATTTTCTATTATTTTTATCTTCAGACAATTTGACATCATCTAAATTTTTTATAAAATTTTTACCATATTGAGATAAAGCCATTGTTTTTCCACATAGATGCCATCCTTGTTCATAAGTGGTTTGAAACAAATCTCCTGTAATAGTTCCATATCTACATCCTATTCTCATGGTAGTCTCTTTAATTTTATGAAAGTTTTCATCAAAAATTGTTTCTCTCTCATATTCACCTGTATGATCTTGCATTACACCTCCACCATCTAACACTGCATAATGTTTATTATCGCCATGAAAAAGTCTGCTACAGTATGCATGATAGATGTGATGCTTTCGGTTGTGTTTTTGATCAAACCTTAGAATATTTGTATTGTTATCTATTAAATTAAAATTTCTTAAAATTCTTTCATAATTAAAAACATCTATTGTTTCGTATCCATTATTAAGATCATTTAATAAAACAAAACTGAATTTTATATTTAAAGATCTTAAATAATATAATAAGTTCCCTGATAAATGCGATTGATGTTTAATTCTATTAAATCTATCTAGCTGACAGTGCTGTAAAAGCTTATTGCCCTTCGAGATAGAAAATGCTCCATCGTGTCCAAAATGCAAAGAAAGTATGTGCATCTTCTGTATATTATGTTAAATAATTTTATTTACAAGCATGATTCAAATTATAGATAATTTTATATCTGATAAAATATCAAAATATTGTATTGATTTTTTTGAACAAAATATTCATTTAAGAAAAATTTATAGATGCACTAGCACAATAAATATTGGTAAAACTGATGAGCAAGGCAATTACACAGGTATGCCTGAATTCGATGATATATTTAAATTTATTAATAATCATACTTATAAAATTAATAAATCAGTTATAGAGTGGATACAAATAGTAAAGTGGCCTGATGACTGTAATCAACCCCTACATAATGATTTTGCAAGTGACCGTACAGTGTATTCATCTATTTTTTATTTAAACGATGGGTACTTTGGTGGACAAACATTTTTTGAAGAAGGTACAATTATCATGCCAAAAAAAGGTAGAGCATTATTTTTTAATGGTGTAGAATATAAACATGGGGTTATGCCGATAAAAAAAGGGCCAAGATACACGATAGCTGCTTGGTACATGAAAGATAAAAATGGATCACACTGAATCAATATTACATTTAAAAAAAATATTACATCCAGATTTTGTAAAAAAAATAATTCCTTTAATCGAAAAAAAAGCTACAGAAAATTTGACCATTGAAAATATGATTGTAGATAAAAAAATTAGAAATGTAAAAGGTTTTACTTTAAATTTTAAAACACCAACAAATTTGTTTTATTGGAATTTTATTAAATCTGAAATTCATAGACTTTATTTATTTTACAAAGGTAAATTTCCTAAAATGCAAAGTAAAAAGTTAGCACAAATAGATTTATTAAAATATACAAGTGGAGGAAAATATGACGTTCATGTAGACAATTACAGCGATAGCACTAGACATTTAAGTATTATATTTAATTTAAATGATGAATATGAAGGTGGAGATTTAATATTTACAGACCAAAAAGATCAAGAAATAAAAAGATTAAAATTAGATGTTGGAGATGCAGTATTTTTTCCTAGTAATTTTATGTATCCACATGGTATAACACCAATTATAGAAGGGACTAGATATAGTATTGTTGCATGGCTGCGGTAGAATCTAAAATAATTAAAAATTTTTTTAATAAAGATGAATTAAATTTATTGCAAAAATATTGCTATAACAGATTAGATAAAAATACTGATTGGAGAATAGACGAACAATCTTTTTCACCTGCGTGGTATAGTGATCCTTTGATGAGTGCAATGCTCAGCACAAAATTATCTAAAGTAGAAAAAGAAAGTGGATTAACCTTGCTACCTACATATGCTTATTGGAGATATTATGTGTTTGGTGGTAGTTTAGATAAACATATAGATAGGCCTGCTTGTGAGGTTTCTATAACGGTTTGTATAAAAAAATATGATGATTGGCCTATAATTATTGAAGATAAATCTTTTGAATTATTAGAGGGTGAAGCTTTATTATATCCAGGACATGAAGCTTATCATTGGAGGCCAGGTGTTTATGAAGGAGAAGGTATGGCACAGCTTTTCATGCACTATATAGATAAAAATGGGCCATATACAGATCATGCTTATGACCAATATGAATTATCACAGATATGAGATTAGTTTATTCAATACCTAATAAGTTATGGTGGATACATGATTTTTTAGATAAAGAAACTTATCAAGGAATTCACAACGCCATTATTAAAGAACGTAAAAAAATAAATTTAGGACCAGCTAAAGATCATTGGTCAGATGACCTAATCAATAATTTAATATCTCCACAAGTTGTTGGAGTTAGAGATTACAAACCTTTTGAGAAATTGAAAATTTTAGTAAGAAATAACCCTTTTTTTAAATTTGATAAAAATGTTGAGAAGATGATTTCTACTATTCACTTTTTAAATAAAGGCTCAGGCATAAATTGGCATAATGATCACCTCTGGAAATACGGTTGTTCGTATTATTTAAATAATAAATGGAGCACTCAATGGGGTGGTGAATTTATGTTTGCAGATGAAAAGGCCCATGGTTTTATACCTATTATTGGTAATTCATTAGTTATTATTAAATCACCATTTCAACACAAAGTTAACACCGTATTAAGTCCTATTATGCCAAGAATATCTGTTCAAATATTTATGAGGTAAATAGATTTCAATTATCTATTATGTTATAATTACTGATGCCTTTAAATACGATACCAATAAGACCTGGGTTTAACAAACAAGTTACTGAAACTGGAGCAGAGGGACAGTGGGTAGACGGTGACTTTGTTAGATTTAGATATGGATTGCCTGAAAAGATGGGTGGTTGGGAACAACTTACTAGTAACACTTTAGTGGGTGTAGCTAGAGATCAACATGTTTGGGCTGATCTTGACGGTAGAAAATATTCAGCTATTGGTACACACAAAGGTTTATTTGTTTATTATTCTGGAAAATTCTACGACATAACACCACTCGATACTGCCATAACAGGAGCAACTTTTACAATAGCATCTACATCGACACCTCAAACTATAACAGTCAATAAAGCAGGTCATGGTTTAGAGGCGGGTGACTTATTTACTTTTACATCTGTTTCTGTTCCAACAGGCTCAGGATACGCTACTACAGTTTTTACAGATAACACGTTTGAAGTTTTAACAAACACTTTAGATACATTTACAATACAAGTTTCTACGGCTGCGTCTGGAGTGACAACGGCCACCGGATCAGCAACAATTAATCCTTACGTAAAAGTAGGACCGCTTTCACAAACAGCAGGATACGGTTGGGGTACATCTACATATGGTGGTGCTTCTGGATTGACCAATTCTTTAAACGGATCTTTAAACGATGATACAGCTGGAACTGGTGGGTCGGGCACGAGTATCACTTTAAATTCTACTGCAAATTTTCCTACGTCAGGGACAATAAAAGTAGGTGCAGAATTTATTTCATACACTGGGATATCAAGCAACGACTTAACGGGAATAACTAGAGATGTAGCAGGAACCAGATCTGCACATAGTTCAGGAGCTACAGTAGAGTATTATACTGCCTGGGGACAAACATCTCTTACATCAAATGTAATAATAGATCCTGCTTCATGGTCATTAGATAATTTTGGAGAAACATTAGTTGCTACAGTAAAAAATGGCAGAACTTTTACATGGAGTCCAATACATGCTGTTCCAGCAGCTCTGTCTACAAGATCAACAATATTATCAGGAGCACCAACAGCATCTGTCGCTACCATAACATCTGAAAGAGATAGGCACTTAATAGTGTTAGGAACTGAAACAACTATAGGCACAACAGCAACACAAGATAAATTATTTATAAGATTTTCAGATCAAGAAGATTCTTCAACTTATCAACCCACCTCTACTAACACAGCTGGTACTTTTAGATTAGATTCAGGCACAAGAATAGTTGGGGCAGCTAAAGGTAAGGATTATATTTTAATTATTACAGATACTTCAGCTTATGTAATGCAATTTGTTGGACCACCATTTACTTTTTCTATTAGACAAGTAGGATCAAATTGTGGTGCTATAGGTCAACACTCAATTGTATATGCTAACGGTGCTGTTTATTGGATGGGTCAATCAGGTGGTTTTTTTGTTTATGATGGAACAGTAAAAACCTTACCTTGTTTAGTTGAGGATTTTGTATTTACAACAGGGGGAGATAATTTAGGACTAAATTTTGATAGTGGTGAGATTATATACGCTGGTTATAATAATTTATACTCAGAGATAAATTGGTTTTATCCAAAGAATGGAGTTACAGAAATAGATAGAATGGTTAGCTATAATTACGGTGAAAATGTTTGGACTACTGGTTCATTAGATAGAACGACTTATTATGATGCAACTTTATTTGACAATCCATATGCTACTCAATTTAATAAAACTGGAACTCCGTCATTCCCAACTATTAATGGTGTCACTAATACAAACGGATCAACAATATATTATGCTCACGAAAAAGGCACAAATCAAGTTGATGGCACGGGCACATCTACAGCTATAACATCTTTTATACAATCAGGAGATTTTGATCTTGATGTGGACGGAAATGGTCAATTTTTTATGAGTATAAGAAGATTCGTGCCAGACTTTAAAGTCCTTACAGGAGATGCTAAAATATCAATATTGTTAAAAGATTTTCCAGTGGACAATGAAACTTCATCTCCATTAGGACCTTTTACGATAGACAGTTCAACAAAAAAAGTTGACACCAGAGCTAGGGCTAGATTTGCTAGTTTAAAAGTTGAAAATACTTCAGTAAATCAAAGTTGGCGATATGGAACTTTTAGAGCTGATACACAACCAGATGGACAAAGATAATGAGTAAAAGAGAACAATACGCAGCAGAAGGACAATATAAGACAGCACCAAGCTCACCTAGAAGAGATGACCCAAGTCCGCAAAGCCCAATGGCAGCTGGTCAACAAGGTGCGAGAAAAACAGCTGCAAAAAGTTTACCAAGAGCTCAATCTGGTTTAAAAAATATTTTTCAAAAAGTAGCTGGAGATGCACAGAAAATATATTCACAACTTCCTAGTCTTTTTAATAGGAGAGCAAATTATAATTTTTCTTTAAACATACCAGGTCAAAAAGAACGTATTCAGGATTATAGAAAAGATTACAAAAATTATCTTACTGCTTTAGGAACAAATGTTCCTGATACCCTATCAGATCCAGATTTATTTAATTTTTTTGAAAAAGATGCATTTTCATTTGACCCAACACCTGTAAAAATTGGTGATCAAGTTGTTTCACCGTTAGATTATGGTGATTTTTTAGCAACTTTTAAAGGGAGTCCTGGAATAAAATATGGTGGTGATGTAGGTAATTTACGAAAAAGAGCTGTTTATGATGAATTTGGAAATAGAACATTTGAATACGATCAAATAAATGATCAGTCTCCACAAGGTTTACAATTATTATTAGCTCAACAGTTAGCTCAGCAACAAATGAATCCTGCAATGTCAGGGATTGGTTCTTTACAAAATATGGGACCTAGGGTAGTCAACAATGAATTTTTATATGGGATACCTGTCTAATGGCTAAAATAAATGTATACATACCTGAACCAAAACAAGAATATGATGAGTCTAACCAAAGGCAAATATTAGAATCATTAGCAACATTGCAATCTCAATTAAATTTTTCATTTCAACAAGATTTAAAAAATGAACAAGATGCATTTAATTTCTTTTTACAATGACAATAAGATACAAAAACGCTGGTGTTAATTTAACAACAACAGGAACTGAGAGTGTTTTAACTTGCCCAACGGATGCAACAGTTTTAATTAAACAAATACAAATTAGTAACGGTTCAGTAAGTAATGTAAATTTTACGGTGCAAGTTACTGATACATCAGCAACGGCAACATTTAGAATATTTAGTGAAGCTGTTACAGGAGCTGCTACTAAAGATATTATAAATAATACATTAGTATTAGAAGCTGGTGATGTTCTGAAAATGACAGCAGGAACAGCAAATGAAATTCAAGGTTTAATTTCATATGCTTTATTAGATAGATCACAGGAGAATGGCTAAACGTAAATTTGTAAATTTTGTTCCTAGACCAAAACCAAGGAAACGTCCAAGACGACATAAGAAAAGACTTTCAAAAGGTGAAAAAAGAGATTATAAGAAATACAACAGACAAGGGAGGCATTGATGGCTATACAAAGAATACCTGCTAAAGCAGTTGAAATTGTTAAAAATAAGCGAACAGGAAAAGTTTATAAAGACAAAGCTGAGTTTGATGCAGATGTTGCTAATCCACAAACGGATACTACAGCAGATGATTTTAGACAGGATCTAGAGATTACAGTTGCTAAACTGACGCTTTTTGGTAAAACCAAAGATGAATGAAACCAAGAGGCGGCACAGAGCTACAATTAGAGTTTTTACATAAATATTGTAAAAAAGAACTATTAGATAAAGTTAATATTTGCACTTCTATTCCAGGCAAAGTTCCATTAGTAAAAGATAAATTAAACATACTTTGGCAAAAGAATTCTTACGACCAACCTAATCTTCAAGAATTTTTTAACAATCCTTTAAGGCATGATGAGTACGATTGGTATGTATTTAATTCGCATTGGAACTATGAAAAATTTAGATATTTTTTTAGAATACCACAAGACAAGTCCATGGTAATTAAAAATGGCGTAGAAAATTTTCCAAAAAGAAAACCATACAATAAACAAAATAAAATAAAAATTTTATATAATTCAACACCATGGAGAGGATTAAATGTTATGCTTGGTGCTATGCAGTATGTAACAAATTTAAATGTAGAATTAGATGTTTATTCTTCAACACAAATATACGGTGATTATTTTGCAGAAACTAATAAAGGAAAATATGAGCCCCTATTTGAACAAGCAAAAAAATTAAAGAATGTAAATTACATTGGGTATAAACCTCATGAATATATAATGGAAAATATAGACAACTATCAAATATGGTGTCACCCTAGTTGTTGGGAAGAGACGTTTTGTATAGGAGCTCTTGAAGCTATGGCAGCTGGGTTATACATGATTTGCACAAACTACGGTGCTTTATATGAGACATGTTCTGAGTGGCCTGTGTATGTAAATTATACCCAAGATTATAAAAAATTATCTCAAATATTTGGTCAAGCTATTGATATGGCGTGTAAACAACTTGGAGAAGATTATTTAGAGGATCATCTTAATGCACAACAAATGCACGCAAAAAGATTTTATAATTGGAAAAAAAAGGGAGGAGAATGGGAATTATTTTTAAGAGGAATATTAAATGAACAATAGACTTATAAATTTTAATCCACAAAATTTAGATGAGGATGCTTTAATTGAACCTATATGGGTAGAAAAAAATACAATTCCAAAAGAAATATCACCATTCAGATTATATGTAGCAACACCTTGTCACTCAGAAGTTTCATTACACTACGTTCAATCTCTGCTGGATCTTTCAAGGGTATGCCACATGAACAAAATTCATGTTGAGTTCTGCATATTAAAATCTTCTTTAGTTACACAAGGTAGAAATTTATGTGTGTCAGGCTTTTTAGAATCTAAGTGTACTCATATGTTATTTATAGATTCTGATATAAGCATAGGAGCAAAAACAATACTAAAAATGTTACAAGCACAAAAAGAATTAATTTCAGTGCCTTATCCATTAAAAGCTTTTTTATGGGACAAAGGATTTGATGAAATAGTTCAAGGTAATATTAAGAAACCTAAAGATCTTGAACAAATTTTTAACAGTTATCCAATGAAAGTTGCTGATAAAAATGACATCTTATTAAAAGATGGAATCATTGAAATAACACATGCACCGACAGGCTGTATGTTAATAAACAGGTCAGTTTTCGATAAGTTAATTGAGAAGTATCCTGAAAGAGAGATAAAACAAAATACAGTTATTAACAGTAAATTAGTCTTAAAAAAGCATATGTGGAACTTTTTTGATACTCTTCATGATCCAAAAGAAAAAACTTACCTTGGTGAAGACTTTGCATTTTGTAAACTATGGAAAGACATAGGGGGCAAATGTTATGCCTATATATTGGATGAAATCACTCATGTGGGTGAGCATCAATATACGGGCAAGTTTGTCGATGAGTTGATATTAGATAAGTAAAATGATAATATTAGAAGTTTAGATCTAAAAGGAGAATAATACATGGCAATACAAGCCTTAATTCCATACGCTTTAGGAGCTATCGGAGCATATCAAGGATATCAATCAGCGAAAGATTCTGGAGCATCAGGATTAGGCAGATTATTTTCTGCTGGCTTAGGTGGGTTTGGAGGATATAGTTTAGGTGGTAGTCTTGCAGGTTTGTTTCCAGGAGCTGCATCATCGCAAATACCTAGATTAGCTTCATCCTCAGTTGCAGGTGCACAGTTTAGAGATCCAGGTTTACAAAGAGCTTTGTTTAATGAAGCAGCAAAAAAGAGTGTTGAAAAATCTGCTAGTGGTAGTGGTATTGAAAAAGTTTTTGATTTTTTTAGAAAAAAAGACGGTTCAGGAGATATAGATCCATTTAAAGCTAGTACTGCTTTAGGAGCAGGTTTATATTTTTCTGGTGCGTTTGATCAAAAACCAACTGATATTTACACACCTGGATATAATATGGGTTACTTACAATTAAGAGATCAAAGACCTGGTTATAGTTATATTGATCCTGAAACTGGACAAGAGAAACAATACGAAAGGGTTTACGCTCCTGAAGAGCAAGGTTTGGGTGACAGACGTATTGGAAATTATTCTTTAAACGTAGCTAGATTAAACACAGGTGGATTAGCTACTATAAAAAAATTTAATGAAGGTGGTGTAAATTATTTACCATCAAAAGTTTCACATGATGAAAATGATTCAAATAACTATGTAAGAGCAGCAGGTTATGTTGAAGATGGATCAGGAGCAGGTGACAAAGACGAGGATACAATGTTAGCTCAATTAGCAGACGGTGAGTTTGTGACAAGAGCAGATGGAGTATTAGGTGCTGGTATCATAGCTGGAGGAAATCCAAATAGCATTAAAGACATGAGAGAAAAGGGTGCCGCATACTTCTATGAACAACAAAAACGATACAAGAGAGTTTTTGATTTATTAAAGGAGAAAGATGGCAACACTCAGCAAAAAACGAATTAAACCATTAGTAAGTATTTTACCAATAGAGCCAAAAGATATTGAAAGATTTTGGCCTCTTGCAGAATTTATGGTTGCAGAGGCATTAGCATTCTCAGGTAAATACGCAGATTCAGAGTTTATATTTAGAGAACTTAAAAAAGATATAATGCAATGTTGGATAATGTTTGGTTCTGATGAAACAGAGGAAAATAAAGTGTTTGGTGTTTGTATCGGAAGAATAGCTGAGCTACCAAATTTTAGACAATACGAAATTGTAATTTGCACTGGTAAAAGACGTGAGTTTTGGGAAGATCAGTTAGTAAGAGAAATAACTGAATTTGCAAAACATAATAACTGTAAAAGACTAAGCATCATGGCCAGACCTGGTTGGGAAAAAATTTCCAAAAAATGGGGATGGAAAAAAAGACATGTACAATTAGAGAAATGGATTGATAAATGAGTTTTTTTGGAGGAGGAAGATCAAGTAGCCCAGCACCTACACCATCTACGACTACACAAATAGTTCGTGAGGCACCAGGAGTTGAAGAACGAAAAATTGAGTTAATGGATATTGCGAGACAAGTCGCACAAAAACCAATTAACTTACCTGATATAAAAGTTGCACCTTTATCAACTTTAGAACAACAAGGCGTAAGGGCTGCTGGAACTACAGGTGTTGGAGCACCAACTGTAAGAACAGGATTAGGAACATTAGGTGCTGGAGTAGGATCTGTTGCAGGAGCACTACAAGCAGCAGCCGCAGGACCAAATATACAACAGTTTTTAAATCCATTTCAAAGATTTGTTACAGACGAAATTTTAAGACAAGGAGCTGGTATGCAACAGCAACTTGCAGCACAAGCAGTTGGATCTGGAGCTTTTGGTGGAGGAAGAGAAGGGGTTCAACAAGCAGAATTACAAAATAGAATTTTAAGTAATGTCGGTAGAGCACAACAACAAGGTTTTGGTACAGCTTTAGCTGCTGCACAAAATCAACAAAGACTGCAAGCTCAAACTGGTTTACAAGGTGCACAAGTATTAGGTGGTCTTGGACAAACTCAAGCAAGATTAGGTCAGCAACAACAGCAAATGGCTCAATCAGATATCAATCAATTGATGGCTGCCGGTGGTGTGCAAAGACAATTAGCTCAACAAGCACTAGATGCTCAAAGACAATCAACTTTACAACAACAATTTGAACCATTCCAAAGAGCTGAGTTTTTAGCTAATCTATATGCAGCAGGGCCTAAAACACAATCTGGTGTGACCATGGCCACAGCACCAACGACAAGTCCTTTGGCACAGGCTGTTGGAACAGGATTAGGAGCATTTACAGCATTCTCAGGCACTCAAAACACTTAGGAGACACATGTCATTAAATAAAGTTTTGAATAGACCATTGTTTAGAAAAGAGGCTTTGAAAAAGGGTTACTTAAAACCAATTCGTGCACAGTTGGGAACTATGGTGGGTCCAACGATGGATGTAAGCACTGGGCCTCAAAGATTTCCAATGATTAATGTTGCTCAACCAAAACCATTAAGTATGACAAGAAGATTTTTTAACACCGTAGGCAGAGCTGGTAGAACTGCATTTGGATTACCATTTCTTTTAGGTTCAGGCATTACTTACGGAGCTTTAGACAGATCAGATCCAGGAGGTAATTTACCTGAGTCTGTAAAATTAGGTTTGTCAGGATTAGGCGGTGCAGCAGCTACTAGACTTCCAGGTGCAGCAGCTCTTGGAAGCTTGGGATTAGGACCTCAAGCTGTATTATTTGGAACAGGAGCTTTAATACAAAATAGAATTGCAGCTGGTAGAAAAGAATTAGAACGAATTAAAAAAATGTCTCCAGAAGAAAGAAAAAGATTTGAGATAGAACAAAGAAACAAAGCATTTAATTATTTTGATGGAGGTGTAACAGACCAAGAATTATTTGGGGCTGACGCAGACAAAATAAAATTTACATCTCCAGATACAAAAGTTCAACAAAGGCAATCGAAAGCTAAAGTAGGTGGCGGTAGATTAAATGTAGATAGATTAACAGAACCAGAAAATGAATCAAAAATTGCAAAAGGGACTGTAGATATTGATAAAGTAATTAAAAATAATGTTGATGAAGGTGATCTTGCAATTGATGAAATGAAAATAGAGGTGCCACCACCACAAACTAAAACTGCAAAAAAAGAAGAAGATGAAAAGAAAACTGAGACTATAGGTGCTACAACATCTAATCAAGCAAACAAACAACTTGTAAAAAATCAAACAGAAAATGTTAAAACTGGTGATGTAAAAGCAGGTGATGGAACTGAAATAAATAATGAAGTTATAGATTTAGCTAGAGCTTATAGTAAAGAACTTAGAGCAGGACAAACATCTCAAGCAAAAACAGTATTTTTAGCTAATTTAGCAAGTGGATTATTAACAGGCACAACTACAAAATCAGGAATCGCAGGTGCACTAGAAGTATTTGGTCAAGCATTAGGCCCGGCAGTAAACAATTATGCTACGATAAAATTAAAAGAAGATGAGCTTTCAAATGATTTTATGGAAACGGCATTAGAATTAGCACAGGATGAGATAGCAGCTAAAAATGAAGCTGTGGAGATTCCTGCACCAGACGTAAAAGACACAGGTGTAATTAGAATAATTCAACCTGGTGGTAAAGTTCAAAATTTCACTGGTCGTGAATTAAAGGATGGAACTATACAAATAGCTATTCTAGGACTTAAAGATCAATTTGGTAGACAAGTTTATCAAACCTACACAGGACGAGGTGATTTTCTACCTAGAGATTTTAAAAATGAACAAACATCAGAAATTTTATTTGATCTTGAAGGTAAATACAGAGCATTATCTACTACAGATAAATCTTTAAAAATTTTAGAAGATGCTTACGATCAAGATAAAGAGCTGGGAGGTCTTGTTGGTAAATTGAAAATTACAACTGAGCGTGTAACTGATGCATTAGGATCTTTAACTGGAATATCAGATAGAGTTGATTTTGGTAATCAATATCAACTTTTATTAGAAAAGAATGCTAAAGCATTGGTTAACGAAGGTGCGTTTCCGGATATAGATTCTGCAAAAAATTATCTCAAAAATACATTAGGAAGCATAGATGAGAAGGGTCAAGCTAGAACCGAAGAGGGCAAATCTTATGTTAAAGAAAAATTAAATCAATTTTTAGGAGATGATAGAACTAGTGATGCTCAAAATTTAGAAAGATTAGCTGTAAATGAAACCATACTTGTTTATGCCTTAGCTAATGCTCTAAAATCTAAAGACAGGTTAACACAAAAAGATATTCAAAATGCTAAAGAACTTGTAAAAGTATTTAGCTTAGGAAGAGGTACGAAAACTACTATAAGATCATTAAGAGCTTTGAGGGAAACTCTTGTAAGTAGTATTGAAGGTCAAGAACGTATTTATGGATTAAATGGTGGAGACGAGAGAACTTTAGGAGTATTCAGAGTTAATTATGGATTAGCTGAAGGAGAAGGTACAGGAGATTTTAGACCTGATCTATTTGATCTTGGAAAATCTGATTTATTAAAACAATTTGGAGATTTACCTAAATAATGACAACTATAAAAGAATTACAAGACGCAATTGATGATAGATCTCTTGATCCTAGAAAATTAAGTAGAGAGCAGAGACAAATTATTGATGAATTAATTAGAAGAGGTGATTTAACTGGACCTACAACATCTGATTTGACTTCACAAAGAGATTTAGCTGCAAAAGAAATTGCAAGAAGAGATGAATTTTTTGCTGATCCTATTGGTGCTGCTTTAGAAGCTGAGGATAGTTTTTTCAAAGGTAGACCAACTGCTGAACTTGCAGGCGATCTATCTGGATCAATAGCTCCATATATTGCAATGAGAAAAAAAATATATGGTGCAGCTGTTTCTGGTAATTTATGGCAAAAAGGCCCAGGAAAATTTTTGCAATCAGCGATTAAGGTGGCTGATAGATTACCTGGAAGATTTAAATTATTAGGTGGTGCTTTAAAATTAGCAGCAAGAGCTGCTGATGTGCCATCAAAAGTTTTAGCTAGTCCAGCAGGAAGAGCTGAATTATATTCAGTGCTTGGTGGAACTGTGGGTGCAGGAACTGGTTCAATAACCTATGATATGTTAAATGAACAAATTGGTATTAACATAGCCAGTGCAATAACAGATGAGTTTAGAGATTTACCAGATAAAGAAATAGATCAAAATATATTAGCAAATGCAGCAAGAGCTACAAAAGATGCAGCTATGTTTAATGCAGGAGCTGCTGCTTTAACGCCATTTTTGTTTGGTCCTTTAGGAAAACTCACAGCAAAATTGTTTGGTGCAAAATCTGATAAAGCTGCAAGATTAGCAGAATACACAAGAGATAAGGGTTTACCATTACCGTTGATGACAGGAATAGAAGATGGAGTTTTATCTGATTTAGGTAGAAACTATTTTAAAACTGTTGGTGTTTTCCCTTTTGTTTCAGGTATTGGTAGAGAAGCATTAGAAGTTGCTGAACAACAAGCAGGTAAACAATATTTAGACGGCTTAGTTAGATACGCACCTTTAATGCATGCCTCTGCTTTATCATCTTCAATATTTAATCAAGCGAATAAAGTGTTTAAAGAAAATGCCTCATTAATAGGAGCTCAGTATCAAGCTTTTGAAAGATTTGCTAAAGAGGCGGGTAATCCTAGATTAATATCTTTAGATAAAACCGCTGCTTATGTTAAAGAATTAGCTGCTAATAATAAAGCTATGTTCCCAGATATACCAAATTATAAAGCTGGTATTGGAGATATTGATGTAAAAGCAATAGATAAGTATCTTAAAGAGGATGGTGATCCGTTAAATTTGGCTGTTAAAATGCTCAACGCCATTGGGACAGATAAAATTACACCATTAGAATACTCTGGTGTTGTAAAAATGGTAAACAAAGCTATTAGCGATACTCAAAAAGATTTACCAATCGGTTCTGTTTGGCAAATAAGACAATATTTAGAACATGATTTAAATTCATTTGGAGAAAAATTAGGCAAAGGATTTTTAAAAGGTGATGATGTTATAAAAAGAACATATGATGACATTACAGAAAGTTCAGGTAAAGAATTAGCGGATGCTGATTTAGCTTATAAGTATAGTATGGGCACTAAGCTTTATGATCAGTTAAAAAAAGCGAACGCTGTCTTCTCATCAACCATGGGTTTTTATCAAAAATTTACAGCTCCAAAACTATTAAAAAGGTTTGACTCTAATTTATTTACACAAAAAGGTGTTAACGGTGTTTTAGGAAAAGAATCACTACCTAGAGATCAACTTTTTGAATTTATTTCTAAAAATGTGTTTGCATCAAATTCTCCAGAGGCTTTAATATCATTTAAAAAAATGATAGGTGCTGAAGGTAAAAATGCAACGGCTAATGGTAAACTTTTATATGAAGCAACAAAAGCAAATTATTTAGCACAAACATTTTTAAGTGCTTTTAAAACCGCTGATTCTCCACAAGCTAAATCAATTTTTACTGAGTTAGGGAAAGACGTAGCTTTTAAATCACAAAATAAATATTTTACAGAGGCAGCTCAAGAAATAGGCACTGATAGATTACTTGCCGAAAGAGGTTTTTCAATCGAAGATGTCAAATTAGGAAATGGAATATTTGATGTTTCTAAAATAAGATTTAGTCCAAAAGATTTTGCAGCGTTTGATATAAATAAATTTATGACAGATTTAGGAATAGGTAAAGCTACAGAAGCTAACGGAAGAAAAAAAATGGCTGAGATGTTAGGCAAAGGTAATGTAGATGAGTTTTATAAATTTACAGATTATATGAAAGCTATATCTGATATTGCTATTTCAGATACCTCAACATTTTTACAAAGAAGATTTACATTATCAGGAGGTAGAGGTGTATTATCAGGAGTTGTTATTGGTGGTGGTATGGCAGCTGTAAATCCATTTGCACCAGCTATATTTTTATATTTAGCTAGAAAGGCAGGAAAAATATTAACAGATCCTGTTGGTCTTAGATATTTAAATGATGCTTTAGGTGCAGATGAAATGTTAAAAATGGTTAAAGGTGAAAAAATTTTAGGTCAAAGAGTTGGTAGAAGTTATAATGCAAAGCCATTAACTGCATTAGGTTTAACTCAAAAAAGAGAAGCTTTTGCAAGACTACTAAATTATTTTGCTGATGAGGACGAAGATACACCAAGAGTAAATCCAAAAACAGTTGATCCAATAAGAATACAAGAAGAATTATTAGGTATGCCTTTTGAAGTTCCGAAACCTAGATTTGATGAAAATACATTACCAAAAGACACTATAGAATCAATGTTCGCACAAGACTTTACTGGTAGCTCAGGTAATGTTGAAACAGATAATCAAATGGTAGATTACATAAAAGCAACAGCAAGAGCTGAAAGGGAGAGTGATGCAGATGATGTTGTTAGAGATGCTGAGGCTGATCAAAATGTTACAGAAAATATTGAATTACAAAATCCAGTTGCACAAGCACCGGTTACTGGACAACAAAACGTGAATCCACAACAATTTGCAACTTTATTTCCTAATGATCCAACAGGTGCAGCCATAGCACAAAGGAGAAGAGGTGCCCAAAGATAATGCATTACAAAAAATAGAATCACATGAAAAGCTTTGCAGAATTATGCAAAAGCAAACACAAGATGATATTAAAAGCTTAAGAGCTGACATAGCTAGAATAGAAAAAATTATGTTGACTTCAGCTGGCGTATTAATTACTGGTATGGCGGGAGTTATATTAGTATTAATTACAAAAGTCTGGTGAAATTAAATAGAAAATATACTTACAAACATTACAATAGATTTTCAGATACCACAGGTCGTAAATATTTAGTTGATAATATTAAAGTTCCTTCAGTTACAACCATTTTAAGTGCAACTAAAGATAGAAGATTTCTAGATAATTGGAGAAGAAGAGTAGGAGAAAAAGAAGCTGATAGAATTATGAACCAAGCTTCAACTATAGGCACAGAAATGCATCAGGTGCTTGAATATTATCTTACAGGTCAAGGATATTACAATGCTATGGATGAAGGAACAAAACCACGAATGATGGCTAAGACAATACTTGATAATATTAAAATAGATGAGGTTTGGGGTAATGAAATAAGCCTTGAATATAAAAACAAATTTGCAGGAACATGTGATTTATCTGCCGTTGCATACGGAAAACCTAGCATAATCGACTGGAAACAAACAAATAAGCCAAAAAAAGAAGAATGGGTTGAAGATTATAAATTACAGCTAGGTGCCTATTATTTAGCCCATACGGCCAATTACGGGCCCATAGAGCAGGGTATAATAGCAATGTGTAGCCGAGACCTCCAATATCAAGAGTTTAGGCTCACAGAGGCGGATTTGAGGGAATACGGTGATAAATTTTTAAAGAGATTAGAACAATACCATAAATTAGAGCAACCAGGATCTTAAGTCCTCTTCACCTAGTGTTTTAGCAGCTATTTGCCCTTTATTTATTAAGGATTTCATAATAGCTTCATCTAAAGTATTTCTAGCCAATATATCAATATATACAACAGATCCTGTCTGTCCCATCCTATGAGCTCTATCCTCAGATTGCATTCTAACCTCTAAATTATAACTATTTGAATAATAAATGACAGTATTACAGGCAGTGAGAGTAAGCCC